TGGTGCCCGGCGGGTGGGGTGCCCTCGAAACTATCACTGCTGAAGAGGTCGTTGCGCGCTACACCGGCTCTAAGCGGCGTGCGTACGAGCAGGCGTTGAGGTCTCTAGGTGATGTTGAACTCCACGGTGGCGACGCCCGTGTCGAGGTCTTCGTCAAAGCCGAAAAGACCCCGTTCGGGTTGAAGAAAGGTGTGGATCCTCGCATCATCTGTGCCCGTTCCAAACGGTACAATATTAAACTCCTACAATATTTGGTACCGGTTGAACGCCTGCTATACCACGTTCGCGGCGAGACATGGTGGGGCGTGCCCCGCACCCGGATTTTTGCCAAGGGCCTAAATCTTAAGGAGCGGGCAGAGCTGCTTGAACGTAAGTTCAGGCACTTCGAACGACCCCTGGTTGTCGAGCTTGACTGTAGTCGGTTTGACGGCCATGTAGACAGGGAAATGCTCCGCCTGGAGCACCGATTCTACCTTAGTCTCTTTAGTGGGGACCGGGATCTGGCCAGGTTGCTGGAGATGCAACTGAGGACCAAGGGCAAATCCATGAACGGAGTAATGTTCGCAATGGATGGGAAAAGGGCGACTGGTGATCCCAATACCGGTTGCGGCAATTCCCTGCTCGAGGGGGCCATGATCCGATCTGGCATGCAAGGTTTAGGGGTCAAGTGGGACATGTTGGGCGATGGTGATAATGTAGTTCTCTTCCTTGAGGAGGACACATCCGCCCGCGTGCTCACCCACCTGTCCGCCCACTTCAAACGTTGCAGTCAGGTGTTGACTGTAGACAACCGCACCAGCGTGTTGGACAGGGTTACCTTCTGTCGGATGCGGCCCCTCATGGTGGGCGGCGTTCGCAGGCTCGCAAGACCCTGGACATCCGTATTGGGCGGTATGCTCGTCAGTCATCGGCATTTTCGTGAGGCTAAGGGTGGGATGGCGATCGCGAAAGCGATCGTCAGGGCTGAGCTCGACTTGAGTCTGGGAGTTCCCATTATTGATCCGTGTTGTCGCCACCTGCTGAGTTTGATGGATTCAGTGGTTGTTGGCCGTGTGCCGGTAGATACTGGGGTTTACCAGATGCTCCGCTGGTTTGAGGGTGTTACGGATCCAAATGAG